AAAATTACTTTAAGATGGACGGGAGATAAAGGAGTAAGAGCAGATTTAACAAATACAAAAGCTGTTATTCAAAAAATAAATAAAAAAAGAATGATTGTAAAAACTGAATATAACGAAATCTTAAACATATTACCTGAACAAACTTTAGAACACTTTGAAGCAAATAGTTATTGGATTAATAAAGATAGGGGTAAAAAATAATGATAAAGGAGAACTATGAAAATTAATTTAGAAATTACAAACGCCAATCAAGGCCAGCTCAAGTCACTTCAGGGGGAGCTTAGAATTTTATCTCGGCAGTGGAAACCTTTCGGCCCTATCATTACAATAAATGGTAAATCATCAGGCGATGATACAAGCCTCAGGCTGCAAGCTTCAAGCAGAAAACGAGTTGGTAAGAAGTGGGCAAAAAATTTATCTAAGTGGTAAAAGCATCAAGCACCAAGCATCAAGCTTGACAATCTTCAAGCTATAGGATAATATAGGAATTATTAACCAAATGAAAGGACACATGAAAGCAAAAGCACATAAAATAATTTGTACACATTGTAAATCAGATAAGATTGAATATGTGCCGACACCGTTCCAAGGTCAAGAAGCCTGGTTCGATGTAAGATATGAACAGCAGAAGAATGGAAAATTTAAAGCTGTCATAACGGGTGACACTCCAGAAAAAGAAAGCGCAGATGTTACTTCAATAGACACAAGAACTATGTCTTACAATGATAGCCGACCGTGGTTTCATTGTTTATCTTGTACAGCTGAACTAGACGGTTTTAGAGATGTAGAAGATGCGACGGTTGTAATTTAATCCTTGACAAATATATAATTATAGGATAATATAGGAATTATGCCACGCAACTTAAAACCCGAATTCCGACCAGGTGGTGCTAGAAGACAGTACATCCTGGACAAGGCTGTGGAATACATCCTGGATCCAAAATTTGGTCTCCAGGGTGACAAGCACGCTTTCCTTGTGGAACAGGTCGGGCTGTCTGAGACAGAATATTTGGAATGCCTTAACCGAGCTTCCAACGGCGGTTTAGTGAAAGCCGCATGGAATTAAATAATTCCAAAGGTCCAGGCCCGCAAGGGCCTGGCCAAAAGCTCAAATTGAAATGTGGCAAAATTAAGGCAAGCTTCAAGCCACAAGCTTCAAGCAACAAGCGGCTTGACAAGAGTCAAGGGATATTGTAGGATTAATTTATGAGAAAGAAAATAGACAACAACAACTTGCTTCCATACTTTACGGATGATCACAGAGACTTACCAGCTGATTATCTGAAATCGTGTGAGGAGTTTTTTAACAAAGAACATAATAGGAGAGAAAGATGCAAAAAACAATTACAATATCAAAAGCAGTTGAGAGAATGATCACTGCGGTGAACATAGTAACAGGAGACGATGGACACCGGTCTAAAGAAGCGGTAAAGACGTTCGTCGAACTTTTAAAAATGGAGGAGAAAGATTATGCCAAGCAAAAACAGTACTACGGTTAAAAATAATTGTAAAGATTGCGAAGGTAAAGGTTACTACACTGACGTTATGTCAACAGGTTTGAGTGATCCAAATGATCCTTATCATAAGCCGCATATAGAAAGATGCGACACTTGTAAGGTATTTAATGACGATGTAGAAGCAAAGGATTATCATGAAAATAAACTATAAAAAATTCCACCAGATGATGGTGACTCAATTAAAAGCTCCAAGCGTCAAGCACCCAGAGTCTCAAGCCGCAAGCGACAAGCTTCAAGCCCCAAGCAGCAAGCGTCAAGCTTCAAGCCGCAAGCAACAAGCTGCTTCACCTGTGATCCCTCATAAAGTTTCAAGCGACTAGAAGCAAGGTGCTTTACCAAGATAAAACTATTCTTGGGATGCCTTAAATGGAACGCAATTTGATGTGGTGACAGGCGAACGGAATTACTATTTGCTACTTTTAACTCAACTGTAAAAAAGAAGTTATTTTTATTATATCCCAACAGATCAGGTGTTCCTAAACTGCTAGTATTTTCTAGCCTAGTCCACAAAATATTAGGTGTATTCTTCTTCCAATATTGCCAAAATTTTGTCTCCGGCTTTGCCATGTTTTTGCCGTAATTTCTGCTTTATAATTTTATAGTTGGCTTCTTCATTTTCCAGTTTTCTGGAGTAATCTCTAGAACTATCCTATGTGTTTCACGTGCACCAATTAAGTTATTTTGCAGCAAATACATCTTCTTCACATCAAAGAAACCATCTGGAGATCTAAATTCTCCTGTTGGTAATTTGACTTGCACTCTAGCATTCTGACATACGGGTGAAGTTAAGAATTTCTCTAGCTGTTGAGCCAACATCTTTCCACTTATCATAATCAGTTGACAATACGACGAGTTACGTTTATTGTCAAGTATGGGAGTACCAAAAAGACTTACAGAAATGCAAATCAAGTTTGCTAATGAACTAATTAGCAATGAAGGTAGGAAATATGCCTATCAGTGTGCCATTGATGCTGGGTATGAGAAAGACAGAGCGAGAGTGACAGCTTCAGAACTTATGAATCCAAATAAGTATCCACTTGTAGTTAAATACATAGGTGAACTCAGGGAAGAATATCAAAAGAAATATGGTGTGACTTACGAAAGACACATTGCAGAATTAGGTAAGATTAGACAAGAGGCATTGAAGAAAGGTGCTTGGTCTGCTGCGGTAAATGCTGAAGTGGCAAGAGGCAAGGCTGCTGGGTTATATGTTGAACAAAAGATTATTAAAACCGGTAAGCTAGAAGATTTAACAACAGAACAATTAGAAGATAAGATGAGAAATATTATGAAAGAATACTCATCAATTATTAATGTGACACCTGAACCAGAAGAGATTAAACAAGATACTCAACAACAAAAGCGTATCCCAGAATCATCAAAACAAAAACCAAAAAAGCCAGAAAAAGATACAGAAGAGTTAGTAGAAAAAGATTTAGCAGAAGTTAATTCAATCTAGTTATTTTTGTAATACATGATCTAGGAATCATAGTACGATCTCCAAACACATAACCGTCCTCATCTTTATCGTAAGAAGCAAACATCTTAATATGTTTTTTATTCTTCTCATAAATCCATCCTTCATTAATCGGTTTAGCTAAAGTCATCTTATCAAACTTATCCTCATCGGCCCATCCTGAGTCACCGATAATGTCAATCCATTCAACTCTGTACTTTAAATACGGGAAATCTTTTGGTTGGCTTACGACTGTAAGTTTTTTTCTTTTTGGTTTTTTTCTCTTTGATCTTTTTACTGGCATAATAATAGTCTGGGTTGTGTACCCTATTGAACATATCAAAAAAGTTTTCTTCAGTCATTATAAAATACACCCCTATATGTTTTTTTAAAATATCAAAGCACAAAATCCAATCCAAAAGTCCCGCGCGGCCCCTGTACGGTTGTACCAGTTGTACGGTTGTACGAGTTTTTAAAGTACTGATTTCAAAAATTCAATGTTTTAAAAAACATATAGGTCGTACAACTTTGGCGTAAAATAAGGCTTTTTTGATTTTCGGGTTGTACCAGTCCCTTGTTCCCTGTCTCCCGCTGCCTAAATCTTGCCACATTTGACCCGAATCTTGCCACATTTCTGCCACAATATCGTCCATTTTGGGTTTTCGGTTGTACGTAAAAAGCACCTCGTACAACCCTCGTACAACCCAAATCTGTGACATTTATGCAACAGTTTTATAGTATTGATCAACTTTAGCTAGAAACTTGTGCTGATAATTGATAAACTCCCGACCTTTAATCTGAAATTTTTGGAAGTATTTATCAGGTGTACACATCAATATAACACCCTGCGTAATCTCTGATCCGTAAACCGTATTATGAGCCATAGCATAAGCAGCTAGTTGCATGAGATAATCTTCAATCCACTCACGTCTCTTAGGACGGTTGGACTGTTTAAAATCAATAATCGAATCTTCATAATCATAGGTCCCAACAAGATCCGTCTGACCTGCGTATAGTCCTGGGTAATGTAAAGTCACTTCAGATCCCCACACTTCAGATAAATCCTTTAAACCATTCTCAATAATAACATCAGACATCTCTTTCGCTAACTTACCTTCTTCAGTCAGATCAGCGTGTCCTTCGCCTAAAATATATTTCTCTAGATGTTTATGTAAATTCGTACCTCGACTAGCCGCTTCATTCTTGATTCTGTCTGCTTCTTCCACGCCTTTCTGAGCACGCCAATTCTTAAAAAACTCAAGTTTTTCAGGGCTTTGCGTCGCTTGTAAGATCGTTGTAACACTTGGTAATTTTTCGTTACCCACAGCGTAAGTTCTTAAACCATCCGTTGTACTACGAGTACAAGGAGGATACTTATAGAGTTTATTCCATTTCATTTTAAGATAACCTCAGCGGTTGTTTCAATCCATACTTTAGCTCCACAGCTTAAAGGTTTATCCGGTCTATAGATAACTTTACTAGGTCCTAGAACCTCAACTTGATGGGCATAGTCATTAGACTTAGATGTTTTAACAGTAATCACAGGTTTGTTGGTCCCGTTCTTCTTATTACTTCTAACATTGTGTTGATTGACGTGTATTCTTTTTAACATTTTCTTTCTTTTTTATTAACTAAAGATTGTTTGTAAGACTCCTTAAGTTCTTTTTGTTCCTGTTCCCCGTACATTTCTTCATGATGTTTTAAATCATCAGAAAAATCAGCTTCTTGTTTTTTATACCCTTTTGGGTAATAAACTTCTACAAAGCTATGACACTCAGGACAGCTTAAATTGGTAACGATTGAATAGTCTTCATTCTCTTCTTCAAGATCATGATCGCCACCCCATATTAATTCTGTGTTACAATGCCAGCAGTTCACAGTAT